GGAAACAATTTTGTAAATGTTGCCCTTGGAAGTCTTGACTATTCCACCACCAGCGGAAGATACAATATTCTCAATAGACTGAAGAAGATCTTGTTGTTCAAGTTCTTGTTCAATCATTTCTATCAATGTTTTTAGTGTATTTGGCATATTTTTCCTTAGCAAGAAATAAGGGAACCAATTTCAAAATTAGACAACATCTCTAGAGATTTTTGCAATATCTCTAAATTGTTTACTGTTGGTTCGGCAGAGTACTGAACGATGGTCTTTTCTATTTGTGAAATATAAGAGTTAAGAGTATTAAGGGTTCGAGTAAGCTCTGCACCTAGTTTTTCAGCCTGTTGGTTATTGAACTCAGTGGTAGGCTCGAATTCCAATACTTTGTTTGCGAACTCACCTATACCTCCAATTTCACTAAAGTTCTTGTATTGTCTACCAGCACCCAACAAAAAGCTTGTATCTTTTTCTAATGCTTTCGCGTCCTCGCGCGAAATGATCAGCCTTTCATCTCTTACTTCACCACGATTTGTTTTTAGTATGTAAGAAACAATCGCTTCGGGAGTAATCTTGGCAGTTGAAATATCAAAATACTTTTGATTTTTACCTGCCTTTCCAAAGAATACATAATACAAGCTACTATATCTTGGCTCATCTAGAACAGATACCCTTCCTCCTATGTCAAATGGCAACCCCAGTGTCACCAACAAATCACTTAAAGAGCCAGATACACCTTTTTGCTTTGTCTTTAGGGAAATGCCTACCCTATCAATTTCTAGGTCAGCGATGTTGTTAAAAGCCCTACCCCCTGCTTGACCATCAATCTTGCTGCTACCTGCTGGAACTGTTGACGCCTCCTCACCCAGAAGGTTAGCCAGATAAGCCTCATTTACAAAACCAGCAGCCGAAGCATTGAAATCATTTAGAATCTTCGAATAGGCAGCATTAATCAACGCACGTTTTGTAATAGTTGAAAAATCACGACAATTTGGCTCAAGTTCGTTTGAGGTGTTCTGGTAAAAAGATACAAGCGCATCGTTAAGAGTCTGAGCGTTGCTAATATTGTTAAGTTTGTCTTGATTGAAAGATCGGAGAATATTGAAACTCTCGCTAATACTTCGATCCTTATCTGCTGTTTCGGACTCTGTTGTTGAAACAATTGCATCAACAATTCTCTTAACATTTAGAGGACCAGCACTTACTTGTGGAGCCCCCCCTTTACTTTTCATGTAACCAATTTCTTCACCATCCTGGGTAGGTGGTGCTTGGAACTGCACAGAACGAGTCACCTCTTCCTCGATCATTTCGAGAAGCGTTAACAAATTATCAGACATAACCGCTCCTTACATTATCTCGTCGGCAAGACCATACCTAACTGCTTCTTCGGCAGAGAGATAGATGTTTACCTTTTCATTAAGTAGTTTCTCTAGCTTCTTACGGGTAAACTTGGTGTTCTCCACCATAGCGGCGATGTAATCTTCTTGTAGCGTCTGAATAGCTTCAAGTTCGTTGGCTAGGTTAGGAAGCGTTCCAAAGTTTCCTGCTGCGACATTGTGAATCATAACGCGGCAGTTCTTGCCAATCTTGCGCTTACCCTTTGTTCCTGCCGCGAGGAGTAGGGTTCCTGCGGACATAACCTTACCAACACCGATGGTGTGGATTTCGGTTTCTTCCATAATAGTCTGCATTACATCATAGAGGGCAAACATGTCGTCTGCGCTGCCGCCATAGGTGTTGATGTAGAATTCAACTGGCTTCTTTTCTTCGCCCTCGGGTAGTAGGCGGTTCATCTCGTTTAGGTAAAGTAGAGCCTGTGTTAGTTCGGCAATCTTCTCATCTTCAACTGAAGAGTAAAGACCGATAACTCTTAGCTCTGGCTCCTTGGGCGGTGCGCCCGCTCCTAACAATTCTTCAAGACTTACTGTCTTGACTTTGGGATTTGGTGCGTCGGTGCCAGCGCCTGCTTCTTCTTTAGATACTGTCTCGGCTGGAGGAAGTACAGTATCAAGAATCTTTCCAATAATTTTACGCATCATTTGTTTGTCTCCTTTGAAAACATAATAGCTGTTTTTTTGTTGTTATTTAGGAATCTCTGCGACCCTCTCCAATCATCAAATTCAATAAAGCCTTTAAATATCTCAGGGTGCGCCTGAAGTAAATAGGCTATCGAGTTATCTTTGTAGTGTTGAGTAACTTTATCGTTGTCTCTCTTAAGAGATTCATACTCTTTGTCTCCATAGGATTTACCATTCTTACGAAGGGCATCCAGTCTGTTTGTGTGGGCGTAGTGTAAGTATTCTAACCCCTTATTAATAATTGTCAAGTAGAAAACATAAGCCATCCTCAAGATGACTAATGATAGTTTAGTAGACTTGAAGAAATATAAGCCTGCGCAGGTGAGCCAGCCAAGCAAGAAGGAGCAGCCGGCTATCACTATGCTGATGACGAGTTCCATTGTGTCTCCAAAAAAATAACCACCTAGGTATGGTTGCCTAGATGGTTATTATAACGGCTCAGGAGATTTCTGTCAAGCTATTATTTTGAAGCGAGTCTACGATAGATGCGCTCGGCTAGCTTGTTCGCCACAGCATCTTTATTCTTCTCACGAATGAGTCGAGCAGAGACTCGGCGGGCGACTTCTTGTACTATTTCTTCTTCGCCCATTTCCTCGTCATCTTCCATCTCGATTCCCATATCGTCATCTTCGCCTTCGGGAGCGGCATCGACCTCTAGTTCACCACCTTCTACGTCTCCTGCTTCACCCCCCATTTCCATCTCATCTTCACCGACCTCTACGTCGGCGTCAAGACCGAGTAGATCTGCGAGTTTGTCAACGATGTCAGCAAACTGCTCTTCTTTACCGCCGTCCATGTCGCCGTCCATGTCGTCCATGCCCATGTCGTCGTCCATATCCATTTCCATGTCACCGCCCATGTCGGCATCCATCTCCATGTCCATTTCTTCGTCGCCCTCGGGCGCAGGTGCTTCTTCGGCGTCCATCTCCATCTCTTCCTCTTCATGCATATCGCGCATTCCGGGTTCATCCTCGTCGTCACGCATACCGGGTGGCATACCGTAACTTCCGCCCATCTCTTGGAGGGGCTTAATGTTCGCTAGCTTCATGAACTGGCGAATCTCTGATTCTGATAATAGTGTCTTGCGAGCCATAGTTTTATATCTCCTTAAAAACTTAATGTTAAATAGTCCACATCACCAGAAGAAGCCAATAATTCTTCGCCATCCGGCAAACGTTTCTTTAACTTAATTAGTGCTTTCGTTTCTATTTGCTTTATTCGAGCAAAAGATAATCCTTCACGCTTTGCTATCTCGCGAAGAGAAAGAGAGCCATTCTGGTGAATCGCAATCATCGTGCAATTGTAATCATCTTCATAATTAATGTGATATCTGCACCCTTCTGCCTCGCAATTTTCTCTCTCTTTTAGGCACTGTTGGGCGCATATCATTAAATGTTTGGTATTCATAGATCTGGGAACTCCTCTGCGATTAAATCAAATAGGTTTTCTTTATCGGCGTCATCAAGTAGCCCCCAATCTTCCAGCTTTTCTTTTCCTTTTCTTTTTAGTTTGAGAGACTTTGCGAATCTCTTTCGACTCAAGATCTTGTGTTCTAAAACGTAATCTTCCATAAAAGCCATAAGATTTGGATCTTCTTGAACAACGCCATCAATCACCGCACGAAAAAACTGAGATGCGTTTAGTTTGTTGTGTCTCAGTCTTATTATGAGCCGCGCGTGATCATCGTCGGCAACCCAAAAGCGGATCGACTTTATGTCTTCTCCGTAGTTTGGATCATCAGCCATCACCACTTCCGATTTGTGATGTGTGTTCTGCTTTCGCCTAGTCCTGCGGAGGTCTGGCGAACAAACTGAACCTTGGCTTGTAGCTCTTCAATAGTGCGAACCCCTGAATAGGAGAACCCTGAGCGAATGCCTTGTTCAAGATCTGAGAGGATGTTGCGAACCTTGCCCCGATAAGGCACGGTGGAAGATACACCCTCAAATGATGAGTACCTCCCGCGCCATTCTACTTGGGCTTCCTTGGATGCCATACCTCGATAGGTCTTGTATTTGCGCCCCTGAGCGTCTGTAAAAACTTCTCCGGGTGCTTCCCTTGTGCCAGAAAGTAGAGAGCCTAGCATAACCGCGTCGGCTCCCGCTGCGAGGGCTTTCACGATGTCTCCAGAGTTGCGAATGCCGCCGTCTGCTATGATTGTTACATCGCGGTCGGTCATAGCGCAATCTATGATCGTTTGCAGACCAGGGTGTCCGTGACCTGTCTGAACACGGGTGGAGCAGATAGAACCGCCCCCAATGTTACAGCGAACAGAGTTTGCTCCCCAGTCTGCGAGATCATTGATTCCCTGGAGAGTTGCTACATTTCCAGCCATAATGTGTAGGTCATCACCAACAGACCCTCTAATGTTGCCCAGCGCTTCTTTCATCATAATATGATGCCCGTGGGCTACATCAACACAAACAAAGGTTGCGCCTGCTGCAAGGCATTCGCAAACTCTGTATAGCATATCATCGCCAACACCAACGGCAAAACCAATGTTCTCTGCTCCGTTGATTCTTGCGTGCCCAACCAACTCTGCCTGTTCTTCTGGTGTGTTGTATCTGTGGATGATTGCCGAACCGCCTTGTTCCGACATCGACCCCGCCATCAAGTCTTCTGAGATTGTGTCCATAGGGGACGCAAAGATCGGTAGATCGAGCTTTAGTCCGTTCCCCAAATCAGAATGGATATCCACTTCAGATCGACTGCGGATATCGGAATACTGCGGAAGGATGAGAATGTCGTCATAAGTTAATGCCTCTTTCATGTTAGTTCCTATTCTTGTCAATAAAGATTCGGATTCCTGTGGGCTCAAACCAAGTGTCTTTATTGGGATTCTCAGGGTCTTCCATAAAATCAACCTTGGGTCTCACACCTCCGGTCTTAACATAACAGATAGACGGCACACCCTGAAAGCCGTATTTTTTCTCAAGCCCATCTCCATCCTCCATGTTAAAAGCATAGAAGTGGACACCATCGTAGTCTTCAGCGAGGTCTACGAGTCGGGGCTTGAGGGCGTGGCATAAGTGGCAATTAGAGCCATAGAACTTAATTACGACTTCATGTTCGCCGTCAACTTTTCCGCCTAGAATTTGCTCTAGGTTCTTTCTGTTTATCCTAGCTATTGTCATTTTCATATCCTTCTATGATGCGGTCGAGATACCAACGTGCTTTCTTGAGGTCTTCAAGGGCTTCTGCCTTGTGTCGGTGTCTCGCTACATACTTTACCACATTGCCGGCATTGAAGTCAAGTCCCCAATCTTCGATGGCGTCAATTACTTCTATGTTGCCTTGGTTGTAGTGCGAGGGGTTGTTGACTGCTTCGCGCCGTGCGAGGTTCTCTAGTCCCTCTAGCTGCTGCAAGTAGTTTGCTGCTACCTCTTCGGTGTGGGGTGGGTCATCCATCCCTTGTGAATCGAATAGGTCAATCTTTTGTGTTGGCGTGGGCATTGAGTGCTCCTTGGGTTATCTCGATGCATTGGGGGCAAAATAGTGAAACGTGGGTGGGATTCTCGCGTACCACTACTCGCCAAGTTAGTGCGTGTTCTTTTGATTTTGCGTCAAATGGGGCGTCGCACGTTATGCATGCGTCTGGTCTGTGGCTGAAGCTGGAAATTTTTTGGGCGAGTTTCTCGTTGCCTTTGTTCTTCTTCTTGAGCCGCCGCCGCTGTGCCCTATTCATAGTAGCCCCAACTTTTCAAAAAATTGTTTGAAGTTATACTCTGTA